GGTTAGGCGACCTAGAGCAAAAACGGACATAATTTTTTTTGAGCGATCTTGACGCATGAACATCCAAACCATTCCCCTCGCCGACCTCTCGCTCGACCCAAGCAACGTCCGCAAGCACTCGCGCCGAAACCTTGACGCGATCAAAGCGAGCCTGCGCAAATTCGGTCAGCAAAAACCCATCGTCGTGGACGCCAAGGGCATCGTCTTGGCCGGCAACGGCACGCTCACCGCAGCGCAGGAACTTGGCTGGACCGAAATCCAGATCGTGCGCACCGAACTTGCGGGCGTCGAGGCCACGGCGTTCGCCATCGCGGATAACCGGACGGCGGAGCTGGCGGAGTGGGAGGAGGACAAGCTCTCGCAGGTGTTGCAATCGCTCAAGGTCGAGGACGCGGATTTACTTGCGGCTACCGGCTACGATGCGGCCGAGGTGGACAAGATGAGCAAGGCTGAAGTCACGGAGGACGAGGTGCCGGAACCGCCGGCCGAACCAATCACAAAGGCGGGCGACTTGTGGATTCTTGGCGAGCATCGGGTGATGTGCGGCGACTCGACGAAGGCGGAGGATGTGGGGCGGCTGATGGCTGGGGAAAAGGCGCAACTTATCCACGCCGACCCACCATACGGCATGGGTAAGGAAAAGGACGGCGTGCAGAACGATAACCTTTACGCGGACAAGCTGGACGCATTCCAGATGGATTGGTGGCGAGCGTTTCGACCGCACGCCGAAGACAACGCCAGTGCATACATATGGGGCAACGCCGAGGAATTATGGCGGCTTTGGTATGTCGGCGGATTGAAACACTCGGAGCGGCTGACTTTAAGGAATGAGATTGTCTGGGATAAAGGCGGCGGAGGATTCGGAGTCGGCACCGAGGCACAGCGATCTTACTTTCCAGAGGAACGATGCCTTTTCTTCATGCTCGGAGAGCAAGGCTTTAACAATAACTCCGAGAACTACTGGGAAGGCTGGGAGCCGATACGCAAATACTTGAACGACGAGATGGAGAAGTGCGGAGGAGTAAAGAACTGGAAGGCCGCACTCGGAAACCAAATGGGCGGTCACTACTTCACCAAATCTCAATGGTATTTTCCGACTGAAGAGGCATACAAAAAATTGCAAGCGTTCGGCAAAGGCAACGCATTCAAGCGAGAGCACGACGAACTCAAGCGAGAGCACGACGAACTCAAGCGAGAGCACGACGAACTCAAGCGGGAGTTTTACGGCACGCGCGCTTACTTCGACAACACTCACGACAATATGACCGACGTTTGGGAGTTTAATCGAGTGACCGGCGAAGAGCGACACGGGCACGCAACGCCGAAGCCGATTGAAATGATGGCGAGGGCGATCAAATCAAGCACGCAAGATGGCGGTCTTCTCGTTGAACCCTTCCTCGGATCAGGCTCCACTCTCATCGCCGCCGAGCAACTAGGCCGCAAGTGCTACGGCATGGAGATCAGCCCAGCCTACTGCGACGTCATCGTGCAGCGATGGGAAAACCTCACCGGCAAAAAGGCCGTGCTCGATAAGCCGACGAAATGACCGAGCCCGAGCAAACCCCGAGCGAAATCCTCGCCCGCCGCAACGTCCAAAACATCGCGGTAAAACTCAAGGCCGGCAAGACGCTGACGACCTCGGAGCGCAAGGCCCTGAACGATTTCCAGACCGGCCAGCTCGACGGCTGGGTGAAAGACCTGAGCACGCTCGCGAAGGAACTCGGCTTGTCCCGCCAAGCGATCTACGACGCTCGCAACCGCTTCCCCGACGCACCGAAGAAGCACGAGGACGGACGCCGCGAAAACTTGGCCGCGTGGCAACAGTTCTGCGCCGAGAACGTGATCGGAAAGGACGTCGCGACGAAGAACCTCGCCGAGCTCAAAGCCGAACTCATGCGCGAGCAAATCCGCCTCGCCCGCTCGAAGAACGAGCGCGAAGCCGGTGACGTAATCGACCGCGAAGTCGTCGAGGCCATGCTCGTCACCCTCGGGCAGAAGCTCAACCTGCTCCTGCGCCTCAAGCTCGAGGTCGAGCTAGGGCCGCGCGGCGTCGGCATGAACGCGGCGGAGCTGAACGTCGAGGGCGGCGTCATCCTCGGAGAGATTCGGGAAGTCATCAACGCGAACATCGCGACGTTCGAGGCCGAGGCGCTGGACCGGTCCAGGGAGTGAAGCGATTCTTAGGCCGGTTTTTATTTCCGAAAATAACGCTGGACAAACCCAACCGCTTAGGTTTCTCTCTGCTCATGGAAACGACCACCTCACTCAACGCCACAGACCTCAAGAACTACTCCGCCAACGAAGTCGCCTCGCTTGCCGACATCGACAAGTGGGCCGTCCGCGACGAAGGAATCCGCCGCCAAGAGTTGGCCGAAAAAAAGCTGGCCAAGCTGCGCAAGCAGATCGCCGCCGCTGAACTGGAAATGGCCGATGCGCACCGCATCATCACCGCCGCCAACAATGCCCAATAAAAACAAGCACGCCGCCCGGCTCGGAAAGCTGGGCGGCAAATCTAAATCAAATGCAAAACGAGACGCCGCCAGAATCAACGGAGCCAAAGGTGGCCGTCCGCGAAAAGCCAAAGTATCTGACGGAAGCGATAGCGGAAGCACGCCAATTACTTAACCAAGGCTTTATGGTGGATGAAACCGTAGTCCGTGCGCTACTGCGCGGGGTCGCGGAGGGGTATGGCGAAGCCTACGAGCCTGTCCATCGATACTCGCTGAATAAACCTGCGGTGTTTGACCACGACAAAATGATCAGACTATGAGAACGCTAGAAATCGACGGAACAACAAACCTAATGCTTACGTGCAAACCAGATGGTAAAATAACCATCTGTCACTTTCACTGGATTGGTCGCACTCCTGCATTTAAGGTGGGCGAAGAAGTTTTCGTGAAAGACCGCAATCGCGGCAATACTCCGTTTACGGTGGAAAAAGTCGAGCGCCCCCACGCCCCCGGCGATCAATCGTTCATATACTGCCGAATAACCGACAGCGCCAATCTGGTTTCTTCCGTGCCTAACAAAGTAAATAGCACGACTTGCTGATGATTAGTGCGATTGTTTGAAATAGTGCTTGCAAACAATCAAACGGGCTTTAGGGTTTGAAACATGAACAACACGCCGACCATACAAAACGCAATGTCCGCCCTTCTTTTTGCTCTCGGATTCGACGCAATGGCCTCAGCGGTAAAAACCGAAACCGACCGCGATCGCCTCAGTCGCTACGCGCGCGTGATCGTCAAGCAGTCGCCGGCCGATAAGAAATTGGCGCTCGCGAATAACTTTCGTCTAGCCGGCCTGCTATGACCGCCGGCGGCAAACGCACCGGCGCAGGCCGCAAGCCGCTCCCGCCCGACCAGCGGGCCGTCGGCGTGACGATGCGCGTCCGCCCCGACATCGCCGCACGCTTCGCCGCGTGGTGCACGCTGCGCGGCGTGAGCCAGTCGCGGGCGTTCTCGGCATGGGTGAAACGCTCGGCGCGGGAATCGCCGCGAGGACTGTGACCCATGCCGCGCGTTCAAGTCATCTGCTTTTTCTACAACGAGGAAACGCTAGCGCGCTTGTTCGTGCAGCATTACGCATGGGCCAACGAGATTCTCGCCGTCGTGTCGAAGTCGTCGGACCGGACGCGCGAGTTTCTCGAAGTCGCGCGCAACGTCCGCGTGCTCGACTTTGAGTTTCCTGCGGGGATGGATGATCGAATCAAAACCGACACGGTGAACGCGCTGCTCGCCGAGCCGTCGTCTTTCGACTGGAAGATCGTCGTGGACGCTGACGAGTTCATCTGGGCGTGGAATTGCGTGCCGCCGCACGACTACCTCGCGAGCGTTCCGAGCCACATTACCGTCGTCGAAGCGCGGATGCGAAACGTCTTCCGGCATCACTCCGAGGCCGACCTCGATCTTGACCGCCCGCCGGTGCCGCAGCGCACGCATGGAGATGCCAACAACCGATCAGAAGGAAATCGACCCTACCAGAAGCCGGTCGTCATTCGAGCAAATCGCAAGATCAAGCTCGGGCTCGGGAATCACACGCAGAATGGCGGGACGTTCGACCATTCGTTTTGGTTCGCTGGAGCCCATTGGCAGAACGCTGACCCGTCATTCGCGATTACAAGACGCACGCGCGACCGGCGCGACCGGCAAAGCGTGAGCAATTTAAGCGGAGGCTTGGGCGTGCAGAATCACAGAATCACCGAGGACGACATCCAGCGGCTTTGCGACGCCCGCAGGAACTGTCCGCAGATCATCAGGACATGACCGCCTCCGACCTCCTCTGCGCCACCCTGCGCCTCCCGCAGCCCGACCGCTCACCGATCTACGAGTGGGCGAGGAAGCACATTATTTTGCCCGAGTCCTACGCGACAAGCGGACCGTTTAACGTGAAGATTTCGCCGTGGCTGATTCCGATCTTTGACGCGTTGCAAAATCCGCTGGTCCGCCGCGTGCATTTCCGCAAGGCGGTGCAGATCGGCGGCACGCTCGTGGCTGACATCTGGGTGCCGTGGCTGATTTGCAACGACGCGGGGCCGATCTCGTGGACCATGCAGACCGACGAGATGATCGACCGGCACGCCAAGTCACGGCTCAACCCGATTTTCGAATCATGCAAGCCGGTTGCGGCGATGCTTCCGCGAGTGGGACCGCACCGAACGACGACGGAGATTTACTTCGGCGGCTTCTTTTTTTTGCTGAACCCTGCGAACCTTTCCAGCCAGCAGAGCCAGTCGATTCGCTACAAGATCAACGACGAAATCTGGCTTCCGAAATGGCAGGAGGTTTACGGCCACGCCGTCGCCCGCGTCTCGCGCTTCGAGGAAGTCGGGCGCTCGAAGATTTACAACACCTCGCAGGCTCCGATCATGGACCTCGAAACCGGCAACGTCGAGGACACCAGCTTCCGCCAAGGAAACCAGCAGGAGTGGAGCACGGAATGTCCGTCGTGCCGCAAAGTGCATCCGATCGCCTTCGCGTTGGACAAGAACGAGGACACCGGCTTGCGGGGCGGCGTGGTCTGGGACGCCGCAGCGAAGCGCGATGACGAGACGTGGGACGTGCCTCGCGCGGTCGCCTCGTGCCGGTTCCGGTGCCCTCACTGCGGGCACGAATCACCAGACACGGACACGACGCGCAACGGCTGGAAACGTGCCGGCCGCTTTGTTGCGATGAACCCAGCGGCGCCGCGAGAGGTGCAGTCATTCCGCGTGGAGGCCGTCGTCAGTCGCCCGATGCGGTTACTCGTCGAGGAGTTTTGCGAGGCCGACAATCACCACGTGCGGCAGGGCGACGACAAGATGAAGATCGAGTTCCGCACGAAGCGCGAGGCTCGCCCGTGGATTGTCGAGAAAAAGGTGGTGAACCTCTTCGTCCAAAAATCCGACTACACCGTCGCCCAGTTCTCGAACGGCGAAGGCATCGAGGGCGAGGTGATCCGCTTTATGTCGATTGACCGGCAGCAAGATCACTGGTGGGTTGAAATCGGGGCGTTCAGCTCGGCAACGGGGCCGACCTACAAGCAACTTTACTTCGGGCGCATCGAGACGCGGGACCAGCTTCGCCAGATGCAATACCGTTACAAGGTGCAAGACGCGTGCGTGGCTCAAGATCGTGGCTATCGACCGGCGGACGTGGACCGCGATTGCGCGGACTTCGGGTGGCGAGGGATGCGCGGGCACGCTCGGAAGACGTGGACGATGAAGGACGACGCGAGCGACAAGCTCATCAACTTCCCGTTCTCCGAGCCGCGCGTGAGCGACTACCGAGGCGGGGATGTCTATTATTACGACTGGTCGGGCGATTACTTCAAGGACCTCTTGGCGAACGCGCTCGAAGCAAAGGGCGATTTAAAATGGCTCCTGCCTGCGGACGTGAACCCGCTCTATTTGGAACACCTGCGGGGCGAGTCGAAGGTGGAGATTCGCACCGGCGTTTGGGAGTGGCGCGAGGTAAAGAGCAACGCGCCGAATCACGGCTTGGATACAAGCGCGATGCTCCTCTGCATGGCGACGATTGCGAACGTCATCCG